GTACCCGCCCAGGGGACTGACAGAGATCTGACCCCCCCCTCCCCTGGCGCTTGGCCGCCTCAGCCGCCGACTTCGCCCCGTGGCAGTCGTGGCATAGCCCCTGCAGGTTCGCCAGGGCGTTCGTTCCGCCTTCCCAGAGAGGCACGACGTGATCGACTTCGGTCGCCGCCTCGACCCTGCCCTGCGCCCTGCAGTGCACGCACAGCGGGTTGGCGCTCAGCACCTGCGATCGCAGCCGCGACCAGGGCCGGCTCGACATCCGGTCGACCTCGAGCGGGGCAGCCGCCACACCGGTTCGCAGCGTGCCCACACGAGGCCGAAGCATCGTCAGGCGCGCCATGTCGAGGCCTCGGTGCGGAAACGACGAAGCCCGCGCAGCGGATGGCCGGGCGGGCTTCGGAAAGCGCCGAGACACGAGGTCCAGCGAATAGGAATGGGTCGCATATTCGGCAGTCAAGCTGAGCGAGTCAAGCGGAAAGGGTCACAACTTCGCGGCGCAGCGCGGCCTCGGCGCAGGCCAGGGCCCGCTTGTACCGGGGCTGCAGCCACCGGTGCGCGACCTTGGAGTGGCTCCCCACGGTGTCGCGGTGCACGCCCGCGGTGTCGGCCACGCGCCCCAAGTCGACGCGCTGGCCAGCCCATCGGCGCACGCACGAGTCGCGCAGCACGTAGTGCACGGTGCGCCCCGTGAACGCCTCGACCGCGGCATCGATGACCAGCGTGCGTGCCGCGTCCCATGCTGGCTCCACAGCCCATCCGCTGCAGCATGCACGGCGGCAGGCGCACGGGCGGGCGCGCGAGCCCAGGCGCAGGATCAGCAGGGCCTGGTCGAGCGGGGCGAGCTCGACCATGCAGGCGAGGATCATCCCGGCCTGGCCAGGCGCATCGGCCCGGGTCACGATGCTGTGACCACCAGGCGTGCCGCGCAGGGCCGCCAGCGTGTCGCGCTGCGGCGACCTGGATCGGACCTGCAGCGCCCAGCGCAGCGCCGACTCGGCGTCGCGGAACAGCGCGTCATCCGCGGCGCTCTCGGGCAGCAGGCGGTCGTCGGCGCTCAAACCCCGGTCCTGCGGCGCACCAGGCGCTCGAGTTGCTCACGCTGCGCGGGAGTAGCGGACACCGCGTCTCGGCCGAGCACCGCGCGCAGCTCGTCGGCCGCCGCATGGTCAGGTGTCGAGTGCGGGTGCGAGAACGCGCAGCGCTCCTCGATCTGGCGCGTAAGGCTCGCCATCTGCTGCTCGGTCATCGCTGCGCGCCCCACCACATCGATTCGCGCAACGCCTCGGCCATCGCGCCGAAGCGTGCGGCGCGCAGCTCGTGCGTGGCCACGATCTCGGCGGCCGCCTTCCCGGATGCGCGCCAGAGGTCGGCCTTGGTGGCCTCGGCCACCTGCTCAGCCAGCGCGAATTTGCTCAGCTCGTTCGTGTCCATGCTCGCTCGATACCTGGGTCATGCTTCGGCGATGAGGTCGGCCTGCTGTGCGGCGGGCTGACCGGCGACCAGCGGCTCGATGCGCACGCTGACCCCGGCCGTCGCCCCGTAGACCTTGCTGACCTGCAGCGACACGATGCGCGAGTCGTCGACGTACGCGATGCCGTTGGCCCCGTCGGTGACGGCCTTTGCGATGTTGTCGGCATCGGGCCGCGAGACCGGGTAGACCTCGCCCGCGAGCGCGGCCTGGCGGCGGCGCTTCGACCAGCTCGCCGGGATGGCCAGCGTGGCGACGATGCGCACGCTCAGAGCCTCGTCGAGCGGCAGGCGACCGGCCATGGCCTGCTGAGCGAAGACGGCGACGCGGGACTCGTAGCGCTCGGTCTTGGCCGGCGTGTAAAGCCGGGCCTTGCCGCCGATCGTGGTCGCGCGCGGGCGGCCCTTGGCGACGGCATCGCCCGGGATCTCGAAGCGGATCGCCGTCACGCCGACGCCCCCTGCTTCTCGCGGTCCGTCAGCACGTCGAGCCGCGCCTTCACCTGGCGCCACTCCTCCGGCGTCAGCGAGCGCTTGAGCGCGAACGCCTGGTCACGGCGAAGGCGCTTCGGCGACGCCATCAACGCGCGGGCGTAGCAGCACAGTTGCCCGGTGTAGATCGCGTGCAGGCGGTCGTCGTCGGCGCGCTGGCAGTCGGGGCAGAGGGTCATGCGTCGCTCCCAGGCTCGCGCTCATACGCCTCGCACGCGAAGATCGCCGGCTCGTCCACCAGGCGGCACCAGCGGATGACGACGTACAGCGGCGGCTCGGCGCGCGACTCGCAGTGGGTGCAGGTGGCGCAGGTCATGCGGCACCGTCATCGATCGGCATGCGCCTCACCGCACCGGCCAGCATCGATCGCATGCGGGCCATGTGCGAGGCGCCGTTGGCGATCTCGGATGCCGTCCGGTTCGGGACCGGCAGCGCCAGGACGCTGCGCCCCGGGCGGTCGTGGTGGCGCTGGCACACGGCGGCGAACTCGGGCAGCGACGGCGGCCAGCCAGTGCCCTCGACGGCCAGCTCGCGCACGGCGTCGCCGACGACCTCGAGCGAGTATCGGCCGAGGCCTTCGGACCACGTCGCGTTGCGCTCGGCGACGTCGACGTTGCCCCAGGCTCCGGCCATCTTCTGCGCGCCGTAGATCGCGGTGAACCGGCCGAACAGCCGTTCAACGGCCGCCGGTGGCAATGCGGGGCGCTTCGGGTTGGGAGTCGACATCGATCGTCCTCGGGTCGGTGGGTGCGCGGCCGTGGAAGCCGCCCGTGATGCGGTGCAGGACCTCGGCCTGCTCGTCGAGCGCGGTGCGGCGGGGCAGCGGTGGAGCGGCGCCGGAAAGTCGCAGGTCGGCCGCGTCTGCGGCCCAGCCCTTGAGCGTGGCGAGGACGTAGCCGATCGACGGCGTGCCGCCCTTGCGGCGAGCGCATTCGGCGATCACGTCCCGCAGGGTCTCGACCGTGACGCCCTGCTCGGCCGCCGCGATCAGCCTCGGGTCGCTGCCGGTGACCTGCACGCCGTGCTGCCGGGCCTCGATCGCCAGCCTCACCGCCGGCGGCAGCTCGGGCGGGCGCGCGCTCGCGGCGAGCGCTAGCGAGCTTCCCTTCCCTTCCCTTCCCTCTCCCTTGGTGAACGTAACGGAGTCCGTTACGGATTCCGTCGGGTGATCCGTAACGGAGTCCGTGGGGACGGGCGGACGTGGATGCTCGGGGGACGGCGACGACGATCCGCCGGGCGGCGTCGGGTCGGGCTTGCCCTTCCACCGAGCCTGCGTCGCGCGCTGCGTGCGCTGGCGTTGCGCGACCTTCTTGGCCCAAGATTCCAGTGCCTTCTCGACAATCACCGGGTGATACCAGCGGCCATCCGAGCAAAGCACCCAGCCGCGCATCGCGTGGTCGCGGAGCTTCTTCCAGCCGGCTCCAACCTGCGACAGGTGGGCCAGCATCCGCTCGTTGTCCGGAAGGCTGCCGCACGGCACCTGGTGCCAGGCCTCACACCACAGGTTGATCGCAGCGACCTTCTCCTCCGGTCGGCCAAGCACCCAGGTCTCGGACGTCAGCAGGCGACGGACGTCGAGCGGCATGTACGCGAAGTCGCGCAGGTCGACCTCGGCCGGCACCGGCGGCTCGGGGCGCGCGCTCATGGCCCCGGCCTCCTCCGAGGCGCCCGCACATAGCACCAGGCCGGCAGCGTCCCGGCGGCGCGGGCGCGCTTGTACTCGCGCTGCGTCATCCCGAGCCGGCGGGCCTGCTCGGCGAATCGCTGGTGCGCCATGAGTGCGCGCTGGCCTGCGACCGAGACGTCTTCGTCGGGGTCAGGCGTGGAGACCGCCAGGCGCACCCGCTGGCCGATCGGCAGGCGGGCGTGCGCCTCGAGGGCGCCGGCGCAGCGGCCGAACGGATCGACAAGCATCAGCGCGCGCCCCCGTCGTCGGCCAGGTCGGCCAGATCGTCGACGAGCTGCTGCAGCGTCACGTCGCGCGTGTAGATGCCATACACGGTGCCCAGGATCGGCTCCTCGCGTGAAGGCTCGACGCGCAGGTGGCCACGGCGCAGCGCACCGCCCCGGGTGCAGTAGACGACCCACCGCTCGACCGCGGGGCGCTCTGCCATCAGGGCCGCGAGCTTCGCAATGGCGCAGGCAGCAGCGCCGAGGCGATGCGCCGTCGCCTTGTGGATCAGCTGTACAGGGCTGGCGGTCATGCGCAAGCGCCCTGAACCGGCACGGCGGCCTCTGACACTTGGCCGGCCGATGCTTGGCCGTTTAGGCGCAAAAACGGGGCCGTCATCCCAGCCCCCGCATGTCGCGCAACGCGCGATCGATCTCGATCATCAGCGACTCGACGCGTGCGATCGACCGCACCCGGCGCTGGTCATCGGTCTGCAAGTACTTGCTCGCCAGGTACTCGATCGCCGAGTGGTCGCCGGTCACCTGCATGTAACGCTCGAGATCGTCGACGGTGAAGCGCTGGTGGTCGCCCTCGGACGGCGCGAGCTTGCGCGACAGCGTGGACGGGGCCATGTCCATGTCGCCCGCGATGGACTTCGCCGGCCGCTCGTGGACCTGGACCCGGTGCGCGACGTACTCGCGCAGCGTCCCCCAGCGCTCAGGCAGCGCGGGCTCGAACGAGAGGGTTAGTTGGCCTGCAGGCGAGCTGGTGGCACGAGGTTTCATTTCGCGTTGCCACCTGTTGCCACTACGGATCGGGCGCGCGCCCGGGATGCTGCAGTCATGCAGACGACCTCAGCTCAGGGTTTCGGTGAAGGCACGCCGCGCCAAGACGGGCGCACGAGCTGCGTGCGCGCCAAGCGCTTCGTGGATGCGGCGCGGCGGCGCGCGGCCGCTTGGATGCGGAGCAGGCCGGTCACGTCGATGGCGTCGCAGCGTGGATGCGGGTGGGCGCCCTCCGGTTCGGTAGAGTCGGAAGTTCCACCGACCTACCCCACCTCATCGGAGAGCACCCTTGGACGACTCGAATTCGACGCGAATCACGGCAGAACTCACCATGCTTCGCGGCCAGGTGCTCGGCCTGCAGCAATGCATCGCCGCGCTCATGGCCGACCACTTCCACCACGCAGGCCCAGACGCCGAACGGCGTGCGTGGCAGCTCTTCGAATCCGCTCGAGGCGCCCTTGGCAGAACCGAAGAAACGCTGGAATCCAGCGCTGGCACGACCAACAGGTATCTGAGTTCACAGGTACTGGAAATCGCGCACGAGCAGACGCATGCGCTGCAGACGCTGCTTGCTCGGTTACTCGGCCGATAGCCTCGTTCGCCAGGTGCAGCTCTGCCCGCAGCTGCGCCATCTCTTGCACCAGCGGGGCCTCGGCAGACAGTCGCTCGCTCACGCCGCCTCCTGCTGCTCGGCAGCCGGGGCCGCTGGTACCGGCGGCGCGCCCTCGGCAGTCACGAGCTCAGGCCAGTTCCGGTTCCAGTCAAGCGGCCGCAGATCCCAGCGGCGCAGCTTCCGACCGGTTTCAATCTCGAGGGCTGCCGCCAGCCCGGGAGCACAAGCGCGATACCCGTACGCAACGTTGCGTAGGTGCCCATGCGTTGTGCCGCAGGCTGACGCGAGGCGCTCTCGCTCATCGCGGTCAATGGCGTCCCAGTGGGTCTTGAGGTTCATAGTGCCGGCCATGATTACACCGTTCGGTGTATCACGCAACCCCATACGGGGAATTCATCAAATGGTGAATGTCGAGTGGAATGGGGCATGCCCCTCCCAGACATGCCCTCGATCCGCCGCGCACGACTCAGGCTAGCAATCGACACATGGTTTTCGGGGAACGATGCCGCGCTATCTCGAGCTGTCGGACGCTCCACGACGCAGATCAATGACATGCTCTCGGCGCGCAAGTCTTTCGGCGAAAAGGTGGCCCGAGGTATTGAGCAAAGCCTCCGCGGCCACCCCGCGTTCATGCTGCCAGGCTGGCTCGACACCCCGGTCGAGTCGGCGCCGACGCCGCCATTCGAGCTCCTTCAAATCCCCGGGCGGGTCAATCGGGCGGTACCGCTAGCTCACGCTGAGAGCCTGCGGCCCGGTGAGATGTGGCTCCCGCAATACGAGGGGGTCAGGGCGATGATGGGCGACGGAAGCGATGGCACAAACGACGTGGTCACGCTGGTGCGAGTGTCTGAGGAGGGGCTGCGCCGGCGTCTGATCCGCACGA